AAGGATTTGCATCTGATGGATTTCAAATAGGAAGTGAGGGTGCAGTTAATGGAAATAATCAAGGTCATGTAGCTTGGAATTGGTTAGCTGGCACAGCATTTAGTAATGACGCAAGTGCAACAGGAGTAGGAACTCTTGATAGTTCAGGAAGTGTAAATGCTACAGCTGGTTTTTCAATTATTTCTTTTACTGGAACTGAAACAAGTAATCAAAGTATAGCTCATGGTTTAAGCTCAACACCAGAATTTATTATATCAAAATCAAGAGATGTAGTAGATAATTGGATGGTTTTTCATGAATCTTTTTCTGCACAAGATTATATAAGTTTAAATTTAACAAGTGCAAAAGCATCTTCTGCTAATGTTTGGACTTCTTTACCATCATCTACTGTTATTAACATAGGAGATAATGCTGGAGTTAATGATAATGGTGCTATGATTATGTACGCATTTTATAGTGTTAAAGGTTTTTCAAAATTTGGAAGCTACACAGGAAATGGAAATGCTGATGGAACATTTATTTATACAGGATTTAAACCAGCTTTTATTATAGCAAAAAGAACAGATACAACTGCTGTTTGGGGAATGTATGATAATAAAAGAACAAATTCATTTAATCCTCAAAATGGTGGTTTAGCACCAGATTTGAGTGTAGCTGAATTTACAGATGTAGATATAGATTTCATCTCAAATGGTTTTAAAATTAGAGATACTGATGCTACAATAAACGCATCAGGTGGTTCATACATCTACATGGCATTTGCAGAATCTCCATTAGTTACATCAACAGGAATTCCAACAACAGCGAGGTAATTATGTTACAAAAAGTAAAATTTGCACCAGGATTTAATAAACAAGTAACCTCAACAGGTGGTGAGAGCCAATGGGTTGATGGTGATAATGTTAGATTTAGATATGGTACACCTGAAAAAATAGGTGGTTGGTCACAATTAGGTTCTGTTCAAATTACAGGTAGAACTACTGCCATTCATCATTTTGTAAATACATCGGGTATTAAATATGCGGTATTGGGAACAAACAGAATTTTATATGCTTATTCTGGTGGTATATTTTATGACATACATCCAATTAAAGCAACAACAACTTTAACCAGTGCATTTTCTACAACCAATGGATCAAAGGTCGTAACTCTAACTTTTTCATCTGCACACAACATTAATAAATTTGATATTATATTGTTAGATAATTTTACAGCTATTACTAACTCTGGTTTTGTATCTGGCGATTTTACAGATAAAAAATTTATGGTAACATCAATACCAACAAGTACTACTCTTACAATAGAAATGGAATCTAATGAATCTGGATCAGGAGCAAGCACCTCTGGTGGAATTAGAGTTAAACATTATTATCCTGTAGGACCTGCAGTTGAAGTTGCATCAACAGGTTGGGGCCTTGGATCATGGGGTGGACAACAGTTAGGTCAGTTTACATCTACACTATCATCAGGAATAAATACAAGTGTCACTTCATTAACTATGGCTAGTTCATCTTCTTTTCCATCAACAGGAACTGTTATTGTTGGATCAGAATTAATTACATACACCGGCAATAGTGGTGGTACATTATCAGGATTAACAAGAGGTGCGTTAGGTACTACTGCTGCAACACATTCATCAGGTGCAACCGTAACTGATGCATCAAACTTTTTTGCATGGAATGCTGCAGCATCAGGAGACGTTGTAACAGCACCAGGACTTTGGTCACTAGATAATTTAGGTAATAAATTAATTGCAACAATTAATGGTGGAGAAAGTTTTGAATGGGACTCAAACCCAACAGGTGCAAACAATACTAGAGCAACAATTATAACTGGTGCACCCACAGCTTCTGCATTTAGTCTAGTATCAACACCGGATCGTCACTTAATATTTTTTGGAACAGAAACTACAATTGGAACATCTTCTACACAAGATCCAATGTTTATAAGATTTTCGTCTCAAGAAGATATAAATACTTATACACCATCAGCTACTAATACTGCAGGTACACAAAGACTTGCAGATGGATCTAAAATTGTGGGAGCAATCAGAGGTCGTGATGCAATTTATATTTGGACAGACAGTGCATTATTTATTATGCGTTTTGTTGGTCCACCATTTACATTCTCATTTCAACAGGTAGGTACAAACTGTGGATTGATAGGACAGAATGCAGCCGTTGAAGTTGATGGTACAGCGTATTGGATGTCAGAAAATGGTTTCTTTAGATACACTGGTAAACTAGAATCATTACCATGTTTAGTTGAAGATCATGTTTATGATGATATTAATACAATTCCAAAACAACATATTAATGCAGGATTAAATAATTTGTTTGGTGAAATTATGTGGTTCTATCCAAGTTCTGGATCAGGAACAGTAAATAGAATGGTTGCATACAATTATCTGGACTCAAGCAACGAGCGACCTGTATGGACTACAGGAACACTTGCAAGATCTGCTTGGCAAGATTCTGCAGTATTTGGTAAACCTCATGCAACAGAATATGATTCAACTGCAGAAACATCTAGCTCTGATGTTAATTATGTTCATGGCAATAGTGATGGTGCAACAACTTACTATGAACATGAAACAGGTTTAAATCAAGTTAAGTTAGGTCAAACAACTGCTATAACATCAAACATACAATCTGGAAATTTTGATATTGGTTCACAAGGACTACAAGGCGATGGTGAATTTATGATGAAAATAAGAAGAGTCATACCAGATTTTTTATCACAAACAGGTGATGCAAGAGTTACATTAAACTTAAGAGACTTTCCAAATGACACATCAGCTAGTTCAACACTAGGTCCATTTACAATAACATCAGGTACACAAAAAATTGACACTAGAGCAAGAGCTAGAGAAATATCTTTAAAAGTAGAAAACACTAGTACTAGTCAATTTTGGAAACTAGGTACATTTAGAATAGACTATCAACCAGATGGGAGAAGATAATGGCAAGAATAGTACAAGCATTAACACAACCCGATAGAGAATATGATCAACAAACTCAACAGTCTTTTGTAAGAGATGTAGATAGTATAGTGCAAAAATTAAATACTACCTATCAACAAGATTTAAAAGACGAAGCAGAAGCGGAGGCATATTTCTTTGGCTAATTCATTTGTAAATAAAAAAGTAGACTTAACTTCTACATCAGCTACAACATTGTATACTGTGCCTACAGCAACCACTGCTATCATAAAGTCTATATTAGTATCAGAAGACTCTGGTAATGCAGATACTATAACGGTTACTATTACTGATACATCAGATGCTGTATTTAGTGTATTTAAGACTAAATCTATATCAGCAAATGGAACAACAGAACTACTTACAGCGCCTTTAGTACTACAGGAAAGTGAAGTATTAAAAGTGACTGCAGCTACGGCTAATCGACTACATGTAATCTTATCAGCGCTTGAATCTAAGCCTAGAGAAGTTACAACATAGTCTTGATTTACTTGTTAAAAGCAAGTATTAGTATAAATTCAGGTGAAATACCTGCCTTTTTAATATAAACAAAATTTAACATATATGATTACAAGATCTCAAATGCGAAGACAACTACGTGCACAAGGTGGTATTATGAATACTGCACCTAGAAAAAAATTTGGTATTGGTAGTTACTTTCAAGATTTTAAAGATAAAGTTGTAGATAGAACTAGAAAACTTATACCTAACGAATTAGCAAATGTTGCTGTTAAAGCCGCACCGTTTGTTGCACCATTTAATCCTGCTATTGCAGGTATCATGAGAGGTGTAGGTAGATTAGATCAAAGAGGAAATTTAACTGATGCACTTAAACAAGGTTTACTAACAACTGCAGCAGGAGCAGGTGCAAGATATTTAGGTGGACAAAGAGGAATGTCAGATATTATGGGTGGTGGATTAAGAGGTGGTTTTACTAATCCATTAAGTGCAGAGAATGTACAAAAAGGAAAAGCTTTGTTTCAAAAAGATACGGTAAACCCGTTTGAAGAAACTGCAAAAGCAGGTAACAAAGTAGCAACAAAACCAAGAGAAGGATTTAAAGTAGTTCAAAAAGGAGTTGATTTTGTAAAAGAAAAAGTTCCAATATTAAAAAATTTACCAGATGATGTAGCACAAAAATTATTAGTAGGTAGTGTAACGGCAGGTGCTTCTGCATTATATGGTTATTTTTCAGGAGAGTTTGAACCACAACAACCTGGTGAAAGTATGGAAGAATACATGGCTAGAAGAAACACACGTGTTAAACAACAGATGAGAGGTTACATGGATAGTTATTACACACCATTACGTAATCCACAATATGCAGCCATGAGTGATGAAGAAAAAAATAATTACATAGATAGTATTGTTGGTCAAGGCATGGCAACAGGTGGTAGAGTTGGTTTAGCTAATGGAGATTTAGTTGATCCTAGAATGAGAAATTCTTTACAAGAAAACATAAGAAGAAACA